GAAACTACTACTATGGTAGGGTACTGGAGCTTGACGGTTGTCAAAGTACGGGAGACACTATTGATGAGCTGTATGAAAATCTGCGAGAGGCTATGTATGGCTGGATTGAAACCAAGATTGAAAACGGTTTTGATGTGCCGGAGCCTATGACAGTGGAAAAATACAGTGGAAAATTTAATGTACGTATCCCTAAAAGTCTGCATCAACGTCTTGCAATAGAGGCAGAACAGGAGGGTATATCGCTTAATCAGTATGTTGTATACAAGCTGAGCTGTGATAATACCGTGCATAAGTAAATTAAGATGTTCGGAAAATCCGAATATCTTAGCTTAAAGGCTCTTTTAACAAACGAAGGGAGTTGTTATTATGAAATTGGTTTATCCTGCGTGTTTTTATCCCGATTCTGATGGCTCGTATACCGTGGTAGTACCTGATTTAAAAGGCTGTGTAACATTTGGCAAGGATTTTGCGGAGGCAATTGATATGGCAGTGGATGCGGCAAGCGGTTGGATATTAAAAATGATATACCAAAGGCAAGTGACAATAGGGAGGTTAAGGCTGATGAATATGAGGACGGCTTTGTAAACCTTATTGTACTTGATATGGAGTATGGCATTAAGGCAATACACAACTAAAATTAATAATGAAATATGCGCTTACATAAATGTGGGCGCATTTTTTATACAGAGCCGAAAGGCTCTTTTTTAGTACCTGAATTACAATGAAAATTAAATTTACGGGAGGTAAAAAATGAAGAAAAGTGTTGAAATTTTTAACAGAATTACAGAGAAGAAGGCTGAAATGAAAAGCCTTAGAGATGCGGGTAAGATTAACGAGGCTTACGCTATGATTGAGGAGATTAAAAGCCTTCAGAGTGAGTACGAGATTGAGCTGGAGCTTGAGAAGCCGGAGCTTCCGTTTGGTGATGAGCCGGGTGAGGCTAAGGCAAAGGGAAACGGTGATGCAATGCTTGCATTTAACAAGGCGGTTAAGGGACAGAAGCTTACCGATGCAGAGCTGGCACTTGTGGAAAATACGGGTAAGAGCGGCGGTTATCTTGTGCCTACGGAGGAGGTTACAAGAATTGAGGAGCTTAAGCGCTCTATGGGCAACCTTAAGCAGTATTGTGATGTAGTACCTGTAAATACCTTAAGCGGTACGTATGTGGTTGAGGTATCGGATGACGGTAAGCTGATAACCTTTGACGAGGACGGAGAAGTAAGCGAGGGCGATATTGAGTTTGCAAAGAAAAACTGGACCGTGGAGACAAAGGGCTTGCTTATACCTGTAAATAACAGACTGCTTGATGATGAGCAGGCAAACCTTATGAGCTATATTGACAGATACTTTGCAAAGGCGGCAACAAGAACTGATAATGCCGATATTGTTGCAGTGCTTAAGCAGTCCGACACGGTTGAGGGTGAAAGCTACAAAGCTATTAACAAGACACTTAATGTTGAGCTTGACCCTGCAATCAGTGACAGTGCAATTATTATTACAAACCAGAGCGGCTATGATTACCTTGACACCCTTGAGGATATGAACGGCAGACCTCTCCTTAAGGACAGCTTAACTCAGCCGGGCGGTAAGGTATTTGCAGGAAAGAGAGTAATAACCCTTACCGATAAGGAATACACAGCCGAGGAAGGCACAAGGGAGTTTTGGGTAGGTGATATGTTCAGTGCCGTTAAGTTTATGGACCGCAAGAGCCTTGAGGTGGCTATAAGTGAACACGCAGCCTTTAAGGCAAATATGACACTTGTACGCTGTATTCAGAGAGGTGTGGCTGTATCCAACGATAAGGATGCGGGCAGAAGAATAGTGATTACGGTTGCTGAAGAATAAGCCTTCAAATATGAGGTGGCAAAAAGGAGTGATGTAAATGCTCGATATGGTAAAGCTGTATCTCAGAATTGAGCCTGAGTACACGGATGAGGATACTCTGCTTGAAGGCTTTATTGACGAGGCAAAGGAATACTGCTTAAATGCGGTGGGCTATGAGCCGAAGGAAGAAAATCAGCTTTACAGACGATTTATACTGCTATATGTTGCAAATGCCTACGAGCAACGAAGCATAACTGATAATACAAGGAGTGCTGCATTTAACCTGTCAAATCTGATAATGCAGCTAAGGCATTGCTATGATACGGAGCAGTGACAGAAGCTTCAGGCTGGAGGTTACGGAAAGACGAGAAAACGGTGTGGACGAGGACGGCTGCACCGTTTTTGACAATGTGCTTGTAGGCAGGACATGGGGACAAATTGTAACCGCAAATACAGCTGTAAAGGAAAACAGCCATGAGGGTAACTATAAGGACTTTGAGATAAGCCACAAGATAAGGGTTAGAAAGGACCTGTATAATTACCGCAAGGGTATGTATTTGAAATACGGAGCTTATACATACGAGGTTAAGTATGTGCAGCCTATGTATAACCAACCGGAGCTGTTGGAGCTTGGCTGTAAGATGGTAATTGAAAGTGAGGCTGATTACAATGAGCTTTGAGGTTGACTGTGATGATTTTTGCAACGGACTTGACCTTGTAAAAAAGGCATATCCGAAAAGAGTAGAAAAATTTATGCTGAAAGAGGGCGCCAGGCTTAAGAGCCGCATAAAGAAAAATGCAAGGCAGAGAGTCAAGCAAAAGACCGGTAACTATATAGAGGGCATAAGGCGGGGTAAGCACTATGTTTATCGTATGAACGGCAAGGACTCGGTAAGAGTTTACAATGCCGCACCTCATGCTCATCTTGTGGAGGACGGACACACTCAGCAGACCGAACACGGTGAGATTTTTGTTGAAGGTAAGCACGTATTCCGTGACAGCGAAAAGGAATTTGAGCCGGTATTTGAAGCCGATGCGGACAAATTTGTTGATGAGGTGCTTGAAGGGCTATGAAATCAATTGATATTTACAGAAAAATGGTGCAGGTACTGGAGGACAAGGTTGGCTGCAAGGTAGTTGCACTGGATATGGAAACACCTATTGTGCGGCCGAGTATGAAGCTTGATATGGAGGAAAGCCATGATGTGCTTAATGAGATAGTAAGCAGTAAGGACTTAACCTTCAGGCTTATTTACTTTGCCGAGGATAAGGTACACAAGGAAACGGAAAACAAGAGGACTTCGGCAAAAATTGCTGAGCTGCTTAAAAAGCCTATACAGGTGGGAGAGCTTAGCGGTGTATGGGCAGGCGGTGTGGACTTTGACAGAACTGCAACGGGTGAGCTTGTTGCCGAATGGAAATTTGAGTATGACTTTGATGAGGATTACTCGGACGAGGAAAATGCAGAAATGCTTGAAGAAATTGAACTTAAGATTGATTAGGAGGTAAAAATATGCCAAGTGAGAGTAAAATACCGTATATTGACATTGTGTTTAAGCAGCTTGCCACCTCTGCTATTGTGAGAAGCGAGAGGGGTACTGCAATACTTATTGTAAAAGATAACACGGATACCGGCTGGGATACGGCAATCTATACGGATGTAACGGAGGTTGATGCCGAGAGATTTACGGAGGACAACCTTAAGGCTGTCAAGGGTGCGCTTGCGTATAATCCGTATGAGCTGTTGGTAGTAAGAGCCGATGCAGAGGCAGAGGATGCAGATGCGGCACTGGGTGCGGCTCTCAGCAAGGTGCAGAGCGCAAGAAGTACAGGCTGGATTGCTGTTGCAGGTGCAACTACGACAGAGGATAAGGCGCTTGCAAGCTGGATAATTGCAAAGGACAAGAGGGGTGCAACCTACAAGGGTATTGTATATCAATATGCTGCCGATGATATGCACATAGTAAACTTTGCTACGGACACCGTTACAATGGACGGCGAGGAGGTAACAGGTGATACCTATATTCCGTGGATATTATCGCTTGCGGCTGCCACAAATATTGCAAGCAGTATGACTTATAAGGCTTGCAGAGATATTACGGGTGCGGATTGCCTTACCGGTGAGGAGCTTGAGGAGGCTACAAACAAGGGCGAAATGCACATTACATTGGTGGATGATGAGCTTGTGATTGCAAGCGGAATTAACAGCCTTACAACCTACGATAACAATACAAAGACAGAGGATATGAGCTTCATCGAAACGGTGGAGACTATGGATATGATTGAGGACGATATAAGAACAGCCTTTAAGAGCTATATCGGCAATGTAAGAAACACGTATGAAAACCAGATGCTTTTTGTAGCGGCTTGCAGAAGCTATCTTGACAGTCTGGAGACAGACGAAAACTACAATGTGCTTGACCCGGACTATGAGAACACGGTTGATATTGATTGCGAAAGCCAAAGAAATATGATTAAGGTGAGCGTTGCGGAGGCTGCGGACTGGACAGATGCACAGGTTAAGCACTATCCCTACAAGAGAACAATGTTCCTTGCGGGAGATATAAAGAAGTGCTTCT